AAAGATTTATTTAACTTCTCCATTTTTAGAATAGACGATATATTAACTCCAGAGTTATCTAAACTCTCACACACTTCTTGTATTTTATTCTTCATATCCTTATCTTCCGAACTTTCCTTTAGACTATTTAACTTAGACAAAGTACTTTCTTTTAATTTAATTACTTTATCCTCTAGTTCATTCTTATCTAAAGAGGATAGTTTTCTTAACTTAGTTTTGTCTTCTTCACTTAAAGAAGAATATTTTTCGTTAAATTTTCTAGTTAGAAGATGACTTAGTAAGGACATTGGTACTGTTTTATTAGTTTGTTTTGTACTCTCTTTCCTTGTAAGGTGTTCTATTAAACTACGTTTATTCCTTAAGTTTTTTTCTATGGACCTAACCGCATCATTAAAAATTAAACTATCTAATTGTGAATAAATTTTATTATAACTTTCAGATTGTATTTTACTAATATCCGTATACTTTTTACCGTCAAATAAATATGTTATTTTATTCGTTTTATTTTGATAGTATTTACCTTTTACAGCCTCTTTTGTGGAAGGAGTACCAGAATGTGGGTTTTCTGCACTATCACCTTCTTTTTGACTTACCGTACCAGATTGTACTGTCTTTTTGTCTACTATTCCGGTAACTGGTACACCTTTAGATTTTTGGTATTTTTCAACTTTTGTTAATGTTAGTGGACCAAAAAAACCATCTGCTTTTGCTCCCACTAAGGTTTGTAATTCTTTTATCGCATTTCCCCTGTCACCAAGTTTTGCTGTGGACTTTCCTGATTTAAGGTCCTCAAAGGTATAATTAACACGTGTATAGTTAGCTGTTTTATTTACAAACGTATCCTTACTTGATTTTTGTACGTCTTTTACATCTTTTACATCTGTATACTTACCATTTTTAAATAAATATGTTATTTTATTCGTTTGATTTTGGTAGTACTTACCTTCAACAGCCTCTTTTGTGGAAGGGGTACCAGCATGTGGAGTTTCTACCTTATCACCTAACCCTTCACTTATAACAGGAATTGTTAGATTTTTCTTTTTACTCTTTAGTACACTGATTACTTCATCGAGGTAAGATTCCGCTAGTTTTTTATCGTCAAATCTTTTATTTTCTATTTCACCATAAAGAACAAAAAATTCTCTAGCCGTCTTATTTTCTTTTAGTGGAGACATAACACCTTTGAAGGACTTTTTAAAGTTTTCCTTATTAGCGTAGTTCTCTACTAAAGTGTTTGTGATTGAGTGTTTATATTTTCCGAACATATTGTTGTTTAAACAATAAATATCTAGTCTTTTAATAAACTATCTAATTTTTCAGTGACCTCTGTAAGTTTGTTATTTCCTCTACCTAAATCTACACTATTGTTGTTGTTTAATTTTTCTAAAATTAAAGGTAATGAAGATTCTCCTATTGATGACAATTCTAGACCAGCAGCATCACCTGTAGCTCCCATATCGTCCCCAACATCTCCACCCATATCACTAGGTGGTAAAGAAACTTCTCCACCTGCCAAGTCAGCCTGGCCTTCCGGAGTTTCCTCTCCACCTAAAGCTTCTTCCTCACCGTATAATCTATCAATATTTGCAAATATTCCAGTTTTCTTAATTACGGTAGCTGTGTTGTTCAATTCCTCCCCAATAGCTTTCTCCATACGTTGTTGTTGTAAATCTAACTTTATCTCTTCATCTGAGAAACCTAATATATTCTTTTTTGCCCATGTAGAAGATACTGGTAATATACCACTTCCTGGGTCTGTTGTTGCATCCCTATATAGTGTTATCTTTTCTTTCCATTGTTCAATCTTTAATAATTCGGATTGTGTGGATGGATTTGTTAGGCCTAAAGTAAAATTACCTAGTTCGTCTTCAAAACCAAGAACATATAAGTGAATAATAGCAATCTTATTTAATTCTTGAATCATGGATTTTTGAATTCTGTTTATAGTTCTTGCAAATCTAATATCCTGTAAAGCTAAGTTTTTACCCTCACCTACCACGTCTTCGAACCCTAAAAATGCTTTTGGTACTCTTAACGCTGCAAATAGTTTTTTCTGGATGTATTCAATATCTGCTATTTCACTAAGGTTCTGTGCTCCAGGTAATGTGTCTATAGGATTAGGTGCGTTAGGGTCTCTAACTGGAATAAAAAAGTCTTGGTCTACAGCCATCTGATTATACCTCAAATCTACATTACCTGTCTTATTGTCCACTACTTGGTCTCTCTTAAAATTATTAGCAATTCTTTGAACGTAAGATTCCACATCTTTGTCGTCCATATTACCCACATATACCTTGAATACTCTTCTTTCTGGAGCCCTAGAAGTTCTGTAAATTAACATAGCGTCCTCCGATAGTAGTAACTGTTTCCATATACGTCTACATTTCTCTAATTGGGACGTACCGTATGGTAATCTTCTATCGTCTGAAAGAAGTCTAAAATGTGCTATTTCCCAAGTGTTAAACTCCATGTCCTTATTTCTCCAAGTAAATTTAACAGCTGAATCATCATCATCTGATACTGGTCTATTTAAGTCCATCCCCTTTTCTACACGGTCCACCTCAATATTAGGTAATTGGTTTACTCCTACAATACCTTTCTTTGGGTCTATCTTTAGGTAGACAAAATTGTCCCCGTACTTACACGTATTTCTAACCCACATAGGTAAGTTAGTCTGTATGTCCATAATGTTGTTAAACAAATCACCTAAAATACTTTTTATTCTTTTAGATTCTGAATAGATTGTCAACATATGCCCTTTTTCAGATAAGGTGGTTCCTTCTTCAGAATAAATGTCTAAAGCTGCTGAAATCTCTGAGTAAATTCCATAGATTCATAATCGTAGTACGCGGCTAATCTTGTAGGTTCGTAATATACCGCTTGAGAGTATAATTGTGATTCTACTTTCTTCCACTGATTTGTTAAGTATTGATTTTGTTGTGCTTGTAGTTTTTCTGTGTCAAAATCTTGTTTACTAGTTGTTCTTAATAATTCTTTAGAATTAAAATTATATGTTGGTGCGTCTACTTTGTTAGAGTCACCACTATCACCACCAAATAAAGTACCTAGTCTTTGATATATTGTTAAATTTTCTGCCATACTGATATAAATCTAATAGATAATATTATTTTGTAAACTTTTAGGCAACATAATCACACTCTACATATGCCCCACCAAAAGGAGTAACAAGACATGCGTCTTTATCTATTATTGTCCCACCATCCACATAAGTCACACACTCATCAACAGTGATAGGTATAGCCGATGCTGGGTAAATACCGTCACAATTGTTGGTTAATAATATACAACACTCTTCATCAGGAATAATTGCTTTTATTCTATTATTCGATTTAAGGTGCAAATCCGGTTCAAATGGAGTCCATGCATATACAGTTTGGTACAAAGCACGTCTAAGTAGTTTTCCTGACTTGTTTCGTTTTCCTGGTGGGTGTGAACCCCATCTTTTTTTTCCTGGATATCCTGGTAATGCCATATAAGTTTTTTAGATTATTTTAAACCGCTGAACAACCATAAATAGTCCTTACTATCATTTGATTGTCCTAATTGTTGTTGATTTCTTAAATATGTTGGGTCTGAATGCTGTATTTCGTTATTTTGTCTCTCTTCACCATCTCTTACTATCCAACTATCTAACATTGCTTTAGCTTGATTTACATTTTTTGTTAGATTTGAAAAAGAATTTTGTGCTACGTATAATGCCATTGCAATTGCCATTATTAAATCATCGTGATGTCCTTGCATGTGGTCTGGTCTTCCATTTATATAAACAAACGTTTTTAATTCATTAATTAATCTATTAGAACGTACCCTAAATCCAGTACGTAATTGTTCCTCCAAAGCCTGTATTATTTGAGCTCTTTTATTGTTAAAATTAATCCCTGGTGTTTTCTCTACCGATTTTGGGTTATGTTTCAAAGTTTCCTCACTTTTAAGTCCGTCATAATAAAAATCCTTATGACCCAGTTCTAATAGTTTTCTAGATGTTGATACTCCCATACCTCCAGTAATGTCTACTACAATAAAGCAATTATATTTTTCAGCCCATTTAATCGCTAATTCTGCAGCAATATCTGGAGGGACCTTCCCAAGATATTCCAGTACTTGTTCTCTCTCGTCAAAATCAATTATGGTAAACCCGGTAGAATCTTCACTATCACCACGTGACACATCAATTCCCATAATGTACTTATGTCCTTCTACTGGTTCTTTCCACACCCATAGTTCATTACCAACCCATTTCTCTATTGGTTCTAATACATCCTTTTGTATCGTTTCGATGGTATCACTTGGTATTACATTGTCTCCAGAGCCTAGGAAGGCACAACCTAACTCTTGAGAAATTTTACGTCTATCAAATTTAAGTTTTTTACACATTTTTTCATACCAGTCCGAATAGGGTGTGAAACCCAACCTCTCCATTTTATCGTACTCTTCAAAAGGTATGTTTTCTAATATTTCAATATTTTCGTACTCGTCTCTATTTAAGAAGAAATGAGTGATGTCTTTCTCTATTTTTACCCATTTTAATTCTTTAGTGAATCTTGGGTCATTAAACCATTTTAATCTGCTTATTTTAAATTCGTTTAATCCCCTAACACTTTGGTCATATATTTCATAATAAATCCTGTCAAATCCGTTTGGGGTTGAGATTACGATAACTTGACCACCTGTAGATAGTGACGCCATACATGCTGCCCATAAATCTGAACCAGCTTCAATATATGCCGCTTCATCAAATATCAATATTGTCGGTGTATATCCACGAAGAGCATCCTTTGATGACGCAACCGCTTTCACTTCACTACCATTATTCAACCTAAATCGACTTTCTGAGTTTTTGTCAGGATCAAGACCAACATTTATCCAATCTGGCCATTGTTTAA